GATGCGTACCCTCTCCTGAAAAATTACATATGGTACCTGCAATTGGCGCAACTGAAACTGTAGTATTGAATCCAGGTGAAACAGGTTATGGCGGCGCAACTAGATTGCCAGTAAGTAATATTAATACCAATAATACTAAAATAAATGATGCTGCACTATTTTTTGATCAACCAAAACCAGTGCATAGCTATGCTGCAACAGTGTTTGCACAGCAGGGACTGTTAAGAGATCCAATTAGAGGACCTATAGGATCAAGCGCCCAACGAGAAACACCCTCACGAGTTGGATTTGGCGTAAGTACGCCAGGTAGACCAATTTATGCAGGTGGCTACACAGATGAAACACTAGTCAGTGCAGACAGCGCAGCTAAAACACAAATAATTTCTCGCAGAGCGGGTCATAGTATTGTTATGGATGACGGAGATATATCTGGTAGGGATCAGCTACTAAGATTAAGAACATCTCTAGGGCATCAAATTTTAATGAGTGATGATGGTCAAACGCTATTCATCATACACGCAAATGGACAAAGTTATATTGAGTTAGGTAAAGAAGGGACAATAGATATGTACTCAACTAACTCAGTTAATATTAGAACTCAGGGTGATTTAAATCTACACGCAGATAATAATATCAATATCAATGCAGCTAAAGATTTAACCATGAAAGCTAAAACTATTAAATTAGAATCAGAAGAAAGTACTACGCATAGAGTTGGTACGGATTATAGTATGCAGGTAATGGGTCAGTATACAGTAAAAGTAAATGGACAACTAAGTTTTGCGGCAGGTGCTGATGCGTCATTTGCTAGCAGTGGTGCAGCCTATATTAAGGGAAGCAAAGTAAATCTGAACACTGGACAAACTTCTGCTACACCAAAAGAAGTTAAACCTATTCCTGTTATAGCACACACTGATACCCTAAATGATGCTACTAAGGGATGGTTAGCTGCACCAGGAAAACTAACCAGTATAGTAAGTCGCGCCCCAGCACATGCTCCTTGGGCCAATGCTAATCAAGGAGTAGATGTTAAAATAGATAATACTGCAGGTGCGTCACTACCAACCGCTCCTTCTACTACTATTGCTAGTACTAATGCAGCGGTACCTGCACAACCAACTAATCCAACATCCCCCGCATTATCCTCTACAGCACCTCCTGTACCCCCAGTTAGTAAAGCGATTGGTACTGGTGCAGCAACAGCAATGGTAAGTCAAACAGCAGCGTTAGCGGCTAATGGTCCTGCAAAAGAAGCCGTGGCCGCAGGTCAAGGAGTAGTGGATACTCCCCAAGGTAAAGTCGCTGCCGTAGGTCCATTAGCACAAAGTCCAGAACAAATGGAAACCGCCGGCATACTTAAACCAGGTTCAGCCGCCCTAATAAAGTCATTGATACAGAGTGGAAAAACGCTAGAACAAGCAATGACCCCAAACTTATTTACAGGTAAAGTTGGTTCCGAATCATTAGGCGCATATGCAAATAATTTAGTTGCTCAAATTGATGCTCAGGTTAAAGGATTTAAAATAGCACAAAGCAATTTAATTAATAGTGGACTGATTACAGGAAAAGAAGCAGGGACTCAATTGGCTGGGTTGGTAATGTCGGCAGCAACAGTTGGATTACCACAGACTATAGGATTTATACAAAATGCAGCCAATCAAACTCTAGCTGGAGCACAGGCTAGTTTGGCGGCGGCTGCGGCACCCATTAATAATGTATTAGGAAGCGTAGCGGACAATCTATCAGCTGGTAAATTCGCCGCGGCTTTAAGTAACGGAGTCACCGGTGGGCTAAGTTCATTGGGAGCGTCATTGGCAGGTATGGCTGGTGATGTAACAGGTAAATTAAGCGCACTTAGGGGAGCAGCAGCCGGCGCATTTGATGCAATAGCAAGCGCATTGCCTAAACTTGAAGCTGGTGTACCACAAAACTTGAGAAAGATCGCAGAAGGTGCAACTGCTAAAGCAAATAATGAGGGAGCCGACACTGCTGCTACAGTATCAAATCAACAAGCTGGTTCACAAAACGCTAGTGGAGTAGCAACCGGTACAGCTAGTTCAGCATACAACCCATTTGCCGCGCTTCAAACTGCAGGTAATACATTCTTAAATAGTATACAGGCTCAAATATCTCCTGCTATTACTACACTACAAGGGATAGGGCCAAATCTTACCAAATTTGCAAATAATATTACTTCAACTAGCACTACGGATTCGGCTTCAGCAGGTGGATTAAATTCACTACCAGGAGGTCAACAAGCTACGGCAATCGTAACTAATCTTAAAGATAGTTTGATTAATACAGTAAATGTATTACCAGGTACTCAAACTATTAAAGCATTAATTGATTCTAAGGTCAGCGGGGCAACAACTACATTATCAGCAGTAGATTCAGTATTTAAAGGAGTAAATAATGCTGCAAATCAAGTTACAATAGCAGCAAAAAATGTGGGCTCTGCTTTTGAAAATCTAACTATAGGTAAAGGGTTATCTAGTTTAGTGCAGGCAGGATTACCTGCAAGTGCAATAGCGAAAGTCGACGCATTACTTAGTTCGTTTAGTTCAGGAGGTGCATCCTCAGTTATAATGGCAACTGTTGCTACTAATACGGATGGTACTCGCACAGCATTAGACGAACAAATTAAAGGACAATTAGATAACCCAGTAATACCTCCACCAAATTATGCTAGATCGCTTACGGCACCAGAATCAAAAGACATTATAAATAATTTAGCCAAATTAGCCTCTGGCTCAACAGACCCAATCGCCTAATCACATAAACAACTTAGCATAAATATAATCATGGCCACATATATCGGATTCTCAACTATTAACGCTAATCAACCCCGTTCTACCAATCTTGCTGCAGGAGTAGATGGAGGCACAGGCGGAACAGTAAAATCAATCAATATTGGTAAAAAATACCGATTGCTAGACCAACCTTTAGTAATACAAGATTTTGTTAACGCACTTAATATAACACAAGGTCAAAAAGTAGGAAATCCTGCATATGGTACTACTCTTTGGTCATTTATATTTGAACCCAATACCACTGACACCCAATTCGCACTTCAAGATGAAATCCAACGGGTAGCCGCTCAAGATCCTAGATTAATTGTAAATTCGGTAAACGCTTATACTCAGGAAAATGGTATATTGATTGAAATGGAGTTAGCTATAGCTCCATTTAATGATCCACAATTGCTAGCAGTGTTCTTTGATAACGCTACAAATACCGCAACATTACAATAAAAGTAGTGCTTTTAGGTATGATAAATACATAAAAGAGAATACACATGGCAACCTCATCACGACAATCATCATTATTTGGTGTAAACGATTGGAAGGCAATATATCAGACCTTTCGTCAAGCTGATTTTAAAAGCTATGACTATGAAACTCTTAGAAAAAGTTTCATAGATTATCTACGCACCTACTACCCTGAAACATTCAATGACTATATTGAGAGTAGCGAATTCATTGCGCTGCTAGATGTTATGGCGTTCATGGGACAAGGTCTTGCGTTTCGTAACGATCTTAACGCCCGCGAAAACTTTATTGATACTGCTGAACGTAGAGATAGCGTTATCAAACTAGCAAATTTAGTTAGCTACAACCCAAAAAGAAACATAGCAGGACAGGGATATATAAAAGTTAGTACTATCCAAACAACAGAAAATCTTACTGATTTGAATGGGTTTAATTTGAGTAACTTACCTGTGCTTTGGAATGATCCAGTTAATGTTAACTGGTTAGAACAATTTAATACTATCATTAATGCAGCACTGATTAATGTGCAACGAGTTGGTCGTCCAGGAAATAGTCAGACTATTCTAGGCATTAAAACAGACGAATATACACTTAGTATACCTCCAGGTAACTTGCCCGTTATACCATTTACATCACAAGTAGACGGTATTAATATGAATTTTGAACTTGTAAGTGTAACCAGTGTCGATGAAGATTATGTATATGAAATACCACCTGCCCCATCAGGAAGATTTAACATGGTATATCGTAATGATAAGTTGGGTTATGGTAGCCCCAATACAGGATTCTTCTTTTACTTTAAGCAGGGCACACTAACTAATTATGATTTTAATTTACCCCAACAGATATCAAATCAAGTAGTAGAGATTGGAAACATTCAAGGTATTAATAACACCGATACTTGGTTATATCAATTAAGTGCTAATAATGGCACTCAACTATTTTGGAAAGAAGTAGCTAGTGTATATGCAAATGCTCAACTACAAACAGAATCTAGTTATAAGAAAATATTTTCTGTTATTTCAAGATTTAACGACCAAGTTGCTTATGCATTTGGTGACGGTGTATTCTCAGAAATCCCAGTTGGTCCTTATCGTGCTTATGTTCGTGCGGGAAATGCGCTTACTTATACAATCGATCCAACAGAAATGCAGGGTATTTCGGTAACAATTAGTTATATTAGCAGAACAGGTAGAACAGAATCTCTGACGATTGGACTAGAACTACAACTTCCCGTAACCACAGCATTAGCTAGAGAATCATTAGCTGAAATCAAGCTGCGAGCACCTGCTCGTTACTATACACAGAACCGTATGGTCAATGGTGAAGATTATAATAATTTTCCATATACTCTATACAGTTCAATTATAAAAAGTAAAGCAATAAATCGTAGTTCAGTAGGAGTTTCAAAAAACTTAGACTTATTAGACCCAACTGGCAAATACAGCAGCACAAATTCATTTGCAAATGATGGCGCGCTTTATCAAGATGGTTCAAACGGTGGTATCATAGCTACTGTTAATAATGTAAATGAAATTATTGCTGTTTTAACAGACAAAATTTTACTCGCACTATCAGATAACCGAGCTAAACAGTATTATCTTCAAAATTACCCAAGATATAATTTGAATCAGGCTTCGGGCGATGGTATAGTATATTGGAATACTAGCACTGTAGATACCAATAGTATTACTGGTTATTTTTATAATCAGGTGTTTGGGACTGGTCAAGTGCCTATCCCTATAGGTACATTCTCAAGTTATAATGCAAAGTATATTACTAAGGGCGCACTAATCAAAGTAACCGCTCCATTAGGTTACTATTTTG